TAACTCTATGCCACACAAAACTAGGAAATACAATAATAGATCCTTTTGGTAATATTTCTTTACATTGTATTCTATGTTTTGATTCGTCTCGCATATGTGGATCATAATTTCTAAAATCAAATTCTAGTTCACCACCTTTATATTCTGAACCATCTGTTAGCTGACAAGTCATCGATAGTTTTCTAATCTTACCGTGATCTGGTGTATCTGGTTTATCATAAGGTTTATCCCAACTATCACAGTGCCAATCGTAGTATTGATTTAGTTTATATTTTGTAAACTGACAAGACTCACTTCTGTCCCACTCAAAATTCCAACCAGCCATTGCATTTGCTTTATGCACATAAGGATGTAATTCTTTGTATATCCAAGTATCATTAAGCCATACCAGATCAGACTTTCTTTTTTTCTGTATATTTTTAACGTCTTCTTTTGATAATTCTTTTTTATCATATCCACCGGTTCTGGCTAAAACTTCTTTCTGTTGCAATGCGTATTGTATAACATCATCACAAAATTTAGGTGTTAATACACCACTAAAATACCAATAATAATTAGATATATTCATAAGTTATTGTTTGTACAAAATTTAAATTATCCTTTTGATTGTTAGTTAAGTAATACATATTAGTTGATGGAAACATTATAAATTTATTATTTTCTAATGGTATATCCCAAGATCTACCTTTACGTCTATTATCTTCATAGTGTATTCTAACCATACAATTTTTTACGCTCACGCCATAAAGTAATGTATAATCAGGAGAGTTTCTTAAATCTACTGGATCAATATTAAGTAATGGAATTGTAGTTTCTTGAGGCTTATACATATTGCCCCACGTTTCTTTGTTAATTAAAGTAAATCCATAGTCTAAATTTATATGATCTCTAATAAATGTATTAAGCATATCCCAAGTTCTTGAGAATGGAAAAGGTGAATCTGTAATTTGTGAAGTTAATATGTCTTTTTGTAATTTATCTCGATCGATGTCCCAATCTTTAGGCATTGCCACATCACCAAAATATAAAGCTTGTTCAGATAATACTTTCTTCTGCATACCACATACCTTTTTAAATTATGCCATTGAGTCTGTCAAGTCCCAAGACTGGCCTGATTCATTCCAGATATAAGACCAGCTGTGAGTATTAGCTTCATTTTGTGATTCTTGTTCTGCAGTTAGTGCAGGGGCATCACCAATTGGTGATTGCCATCTAGCATCTGTAGTATTTTTTACCCAAGAAGCGTAAGGTTTTTTAGGCCAAAAAATTTGATTATCTTCATCCCATTCATAACCTATACCTGCATAGTTTCCTCTAAACGCTTTTGAATCATCACCAGAGTTATGTTTATTGTTGACCGTATTGTAAGAAGTTTGAATCCACATTTGTGCAGGCCAATTATTGTGTGTTTCTAACCACTGTTGACCTACTGATTCATCTTCAACACCATCAGCATTTAACATCTTATCATTATCCATAGTTAACACTTGGATAACTTTTCCGTTAGCTCCTAGTTTTGCAAAATGTGCCATAATGTTTCTCCTTATATATTAATTTTAATTACCATTCAACTACTGAAATTTATACCTTATTATTACTATACCTGAACCACCAGCAGTTGCACAACCATTTGTAGGTCCTACAGGGGGACTAGCTGTTCCAGCTCCACCGCCACCACCACCAGTGTTAGCTCCTCCTGCTGGCTGTGGGGCATTACAATTTGTTGCTCCTGCAGCACCTCCACCAGTTCCACCAGTTCCTGCTGATCCACTACCACCATCAATACCACCTCCGCCACCACCAGCATAAGCTGTACATACTCCATCAATACCTGTTGATACTCCATTACCACCATTACCTGCATTAGATGGTGGTGCTCCTCCTGCGTTTCCACCAACGGCGCCAGCTCCACCTCCGCCACCACCTCTGTCATTTGAACCACTACCACCAGGTGAAGGAAGGCAAGAAGCAGTTCCGCCATTTTGACCTTGTGGTGGAGTAACTGGGGGAGTATTTCCTGCCCCACCTGTATAAGAACCTCTACCACCTCCACCACCACCAGATCCTCCGGCTATACCCGCTACTCTAAATAAACCACCACCGCCACCACCAGCGCCTATTATTGTTGAAAATTGTGAATTAGATCCACTCACACCACAAGTTCTTGACGAACAAGGTTTACTTACGGCTGCAGCACCTCCTGCTCCAACTGTAATTGGAAAAGCTGTTGCTGTTACTGTAATTCTGTTCGGTGCATTAGGTCTACCATCTAAAGGACTTGCTGTGTATGATGTAACTGGAGATTTACTTTCTCGATAACCACCGGCTCCACCGCCACCACCACCTTGCATACCTCCACCGCCACCACCACCAGCTACTATAACATACGAAACTTCGTTATTTGCTGCAGCACAAGCTGCATTAGAAACAGTGAAAGTTCCAGGTCCTGTAAATTTATGAATTTTACAATTACCACATTCTGATGTAGCCCCTCCTGTTGCAACTATAAAAGGGTTTTGAACGTCTGTTATACTTGAAGTTTGAACACTTGTCCAACCAACTGTTGCATCTACATAAACAAAAGTAATTGCAGTATCTCCTTTATTAATTTTAAAATTGGAAGCATCTCCATTAATATTAGATCCATTTCTTGCAATTGTAATGCTGTTTGTGTTTGCAGAACCATTGTAATCTGAAACTGATACAATATTTCCTGCTGAAGGTGAGGATGGAAGAGTTACAGTTATAGCTGTACTAGATGAATCTACAAAATATCCTTCTCCATTAGCTGCTGTAAAATCTCCTGTTTTTTTAGTTGTCTGCCAATCAACAGTTCCTGTTCTACCAAATCCTGTTTGACTTGCACCAGCTCCTAAAGCGATAGTGTCTCCACTATCTCCTAATGTAACAGTACCACATGCTGTTCTTGGACTAATTTTATTTACTTTTATTTCACTCATAATTAACTTGCCTTATATCTTATTACTACTATACCAGAGCCACCAAATCCAGAGTCAGAATTACAATTACCATTTCCAGCACCTCCACCACCACCAGTGTTAGCTGTTCCATTAACTCCCGGACTTGGATTACTGCTTGCTCCTGGTCCACCACCTCCAGTTCCACCTGCACCAGTATCTCCTGATTGACCTACTCCTCCACCACCACCAGCATAAGCTACTGGACTTCCTGTAATACTTGTTGTTGCTCCTGCTCCACCATCCCCTGCTTGTTTAGGACTTGATGCAGCTGTTCCTGCAGCAGTAGCACCGCCACCACCGCCTCCACCTCTATTAGCTGGAATAGCTTGACCTGCTCCACCAGGATTGCCTTGAGATGGAGAAACTGAAGGTGTGTTACCATTTCCTGCTGTAGTATTTCCACCACCATCTCCACCACCTCCTGAACCTCCTGGTTGTGCTGGTTGTGCTGGTGAACAAAATTTAGATCCTCTTCCTCCACCTGTAGAAGTTACTGTACTAAAAACTGAATCACTTCCTCTAGTTGAAGGGTAAGGTGCGCCAGCACCTACTGTAATTGGATATGATTGAACTGTTGCTGTAATTGCTGTCCCACCGGGATTACCATCTAAAGGTGAAGCTGTGTAAGGTGTTACTGGACTTTTATATTCTCTAAAACCACCAGCGCCACCTCCTGCGGGAGAATCTCCTCCTATACCACCAGCTCCACCACCAGCAACTACTAAATAAGAAAGTACATTATTTGCAGGTGTTGGTGATATTCTTGTAACTTCAAAAGTACCTGGACCTGTGAATGTATGAATTCTACAATTTCCTGAACAACTAATTGTCCCTCCTGTTGCACTTATAAAAGGTGGAGTTCCTGTTTCTGTGTCCTCTGCGTTTTGAACATTTATCCAACCTTTTGTACCATCCACATAAACCAAAGTTAACGCTTGTCCTTGAACACTTAAAACTAAATCTTGTGCAACACCACCAATTTTTTCTGAACCATTCGGACTAATCGTTAATGCATTATTATTAAAATTTCTTGCATAATCTGAAAATGCAACTATTGCACCAGCTGACCCTGCAGGAAGATTTGCTGTTATTGTATTACTTGTAGTGTCAACAAAATAACCTTCTCCATCTGCTGCTGTAAAAGTAGAGGCTGTTTTTATAGACCCTGTTTGCCAATCTACAGTCCCTGTTCTACCAAAACCTGATTGACTAGCACCTGATGCTAATGCAACAGTTTTTCCACATCCACCTAATGTTAGTGTAGATCCTGATTCTGTTGTTACTGTGTTTACTTTAATTGTACTTGTCATAATTATTGAAATTTATACCTTATTACTACTATACCTGAGCCACCAGCACCACCCTCTCTTCCATTACCAGCAGAATTATTTCCACCACCTCCACCGCCACCACCTCTATTGGTAGTGCCTGCAGTTCCTGGTGTTCCACTTCCTGGAGATGATCCTGGAGGAGAAAAAGCTCCACATCCACCACCTCCTGTGCCTCCAGCTCCTTTTCCTCTTGGTCCTGGAGGTCCACCTTCACCACCACCTCCACCTCCTGCATAAGCTACAGGAGATCCAGTAATACTTGTTGTTGCTCCAGCGCCTCCAGCCCCACCTGGACTTCCACGACCTGGGCCACCCACCGTGCCTGCTACTGTTGCTCCTCCACCACCTGATGCTGCACCATCTGGTCCAGAATTATCTGCACCATCCTTTCCTTGTTCTGGATTAGTTGGTGGAGTATTTCCACAACCTCCAGTAGATGCACAGCCACCACCGCCTCCACCAGAACCTCCATCATTTCCAGGATAATTTGGTGGTGATCCAAATCTTGTTCCACCTGCGCCACCACCTGCAGATGTAATTGTTAAAGCTGTTGAAACAGAACCATCACTTGCTTTAGCACAACCTGGTGTTGCTCCTCCAGCACCGACTGTTATTGGATAACCTTGCACACTAACAGGTAAAGAAACTGTGCTTTTTAAAGGTGAAGCAGTATAAACTGGTGCAAAAGGTGCATTTTGAGATTCTCTAAAACCACCTGCTCCTCCACCTCCACCTTGAGATGCAGGTCCTCCACCACCTCCAGCGACCACCATATAATCTATTAAATTACCACAACCAGATCCTGCTGCGCTCACACAAAAAGTTCCTGGACCTGTAAATGTATGCACTTTAAAGTTTGTATCAACTGTAGCAACTGATCCACCAGTCGCTGATACAAAATTAGAACCGACATCTGCAAAAACATTATCTTGAATAGATCTCCAACCGACTGTTGAATCTATATAAACTAAAGTTAATCCTTCACCCTCTGTGGATAAAACAATATTACCTGCCCCACCATTAATTTTATTTGAACCATTAGGTGCTACTGTTAAAGCTGCTGTATCAAAAGTATTTCTGTAATCTTGTAAAGAAACAATAGCTCCGGCTGTTCCTGCTGGTAAATTACAAGTAAAAGCACCACCATTAGTATCACAAAAAAATCCTTGTCCACTAACTGCTGTAAAAGTTGATGTCTTAATATCACTTGTCTGCCAATCAACAGTTCCAGTTCTACCAAAACCTGTTTGAGTAGCACCGGTTCCTAATTGGACAGTGGTTCCAGATCCCCCTATTGTAAGAGTAGATCCACTTTGTTTATCAATTTCGTTTACTTCTACTTTTGACATTATACTATTACTAAAGTTCCTGTTACTGTTATTGTACCAGGTATAGTAATAGGTCCTGCAAGAACACCGTTCTCAACAGTTTGTGTACCATCCATGGTAGCTGCTTGATTTTTTATAAATTCATCAGGGGCTGTGCTGCCTCCGATGTATTGGATTCCATTTACTATCGCCGTCATAATTCCTCCTACGAACTAATTGTATCAATAAACGATGTAACAATATCTAAAGACGAAGCGGTATCACTTTGTGCTTTAAGTACATCACCATTTGCTAAAACAATTTTTGCACCACCTTGAATTAGTTCGATTGCAGAGTTTGGTGGAACACTTACATTTTTTGCAATAAAGTGATCGTTTCCGCCATTTACAATCTGACAACTAGCCAAAACAGTGGAAG